GTTCATATCGGCAAGTCTGGTAGACGAGGCGATGAAACGGCCTAAGTACCAAGACCAGTCAGCACCAATTGTGATCGGCGTAGACCCAGCCCGCTTTGGCGCGGATGCAACAGTCATCGCTATCAGGCAAGGGCGGGACATTATTGCCATTCAGCGCCATCGGGGCGACGACACCATGACCGTGGTTGGGCACGTCATTGAGGCAATTGAGGAATACAAGCCCGCATTGGTCGTGATCGACGAGGGCGGCCTTGGGGCTGGTATTGTTGACCGTTTGAAAGAGCAGCGTTACAAGGTTAAGGGCATCAATTTTGGTAATAAGTCCATAAACCCCATCATGTATGGCAATAAAAGGGCCGAAATGTGGGGCAAAATGAAGGATTGGCTGAAAACTGCTTCAATCCCGCTTGACAGGTTTCTTAAAACTGATTTAATTTCGCCTATGATGAAGCCCGACTCCAAAGGGACTATCTTTTTGGAGTCGAAAAAGGACATGAAGGCACGCGGATTGGCCTCGCCTGACGCGGCTGACGCTATATGCGTCACGTTTGCCTTCCCAGTAGCCCACCGTGAGGCGCGTGAATCCACGCAGCGCCGAGCGTACAATGGCAGAGGCGTGGTTGCAACTTCTTGGATGGGATCGTAATGGCTAAAAAGAGTGTGTCTCTAAGCGTTGGTCGCGGTGAAAAGTTGCCAGTCAGCAAAGGTGCTGGCTTGACCGAGAAGGGCCGCGCTAAGTACAATGCCGCAACGGGTTCTAACTTGAAGGCGCCAGCGCCTAACCCCAAGACTAAAGCAGATCAGGGGCGCAAGGATTCATTTTGTGCAAGAATGGGCGCAGTAGCGGCCAACGCCAAAGATGGCGAACGCGCTAAAGCAGCTCTTAAACGATGGAAGTGTTAAACCATGGCCACTAAACCACCAGGCTTGTATGCCAATATTGCAGCCAAACGTGAGCGCATAGCCGCTGGTTCTAAGGAACGCATGAGAAGCCCTGGCGATAAGGGTGCGCCAACTGCCAAAGCGTTTAAAGAATCTGCCAAAACAGCAAAGAAGAAATAATCATGCCACTGGTTAAATCAAAATCACCCGAAGCCTTCCGCAAGAACGTCAAAGCTGAAGTCAAAGCTGGCAAGCCCGTCAAGCAGGCCGTGGCCATCGCGTACTCGGTCAAAAGAAGTGTTGCAGAAAAGAAGAAAAAATAATGGCTGATCCAACCGGAATGGTCGCGGCGGCTAATGTAGCCGCTGGCGGCAAACCACCAAAGTCTGACTCAGACATTCTGACAGTCGCCCGCGCGCGGCTAGACATGGCAGTCGCCGCATTGGCCGAGAGCCGCGAAGACGAAATTGACGATCTGCGCTTTTATGCCGGATCACCTGACAATCATTGGCAGTGGCCTGCTGATGTCTTGGCCACTCGCGGTGCGGTGCAGGGTCAAACGATCAACGCACGCCCAACACTGACAATCAACAAGCTGCCGCAGCACGTTCGTCAAGTGACGAATGATATGCGGCAGAACCGCCCAGGCGCGAAGGTCATCCCAGTCGATGACAACGCTGATGTGGAAGTGGCCGAGATTTTCAACGGCATGATCCGGCACATTGAGTACATCTCTGACGCTGACGTGGCATACGACACGGCCTGCGAGAATCAGGTGTCCTATGGCGAAGGTTACATCACCTTGATGACCGAATACTGTGACGAAAACACATTCGATCAGGACATCAAGATTGGCCGTATTCGCAACAGCTTCTCGGTCTACATGGATCCTCTGATCCAAGACCCAACGGGTGCAGACGCCAAGTATTGCTTTATCACCGAAGACCTAACCAAAGCAGAATATGAGCGCCAGTACCCAGATGCTGCGCCTATTTCTACGCTCCAGTCCCTCGGTGTAGGCGATCAGTCAATCAGCAACTGGCTCAATGAAGACACAGTGCGTATCGCGAGTTACTACTACATTGACTACGACAAAACCAAGCTGAACTTGTACCCTGGCAACCAGTCTGCCTTTGAAGGCACGCCTGAGGACAAGATGCTCAAGGGCATGTTCGAAAAGCCAATCAAAAGCCGCATCTCTGAGCGCCCACGGGTGATGTATTGCAAGATCAACGGCTACGAAATCCTTGAACAAAAAGAGTGGGCTGGCAAATGGATCCCTGTGATCCGTGTGATCGGCAACGAGTTCGAGGTTGATGGCCGTATTTACATCTCTGGCTTGGTGCGAAACGCCAAAGATGCCCAGCGCATGTACAACTACTGGGTCAGCCAAGAAGCTGAAATGCTGGCTCTGGCTCCCAAGGCTCCGTTCATTGGCTATGGTGGCCAATTTGAGGGTTATGAGGACAAGTGGAAGACAGCCAACACGAACAACTGGCCCTATTTGGAAGTCAATCCTGACGTTACAGACGGCCAAGGTGCAGTTCTGCCACTACCCCAGCGGGCACAGCCGCCAATGGCCTCCAGCGGGCTATTGCAGGCCAAAGCAGGCGCATCTGAGGACATTAAGTCCACAACTGGCCAATATAACGCCAGTTTGGGCATGGGAAGCAATGAACGCTCTGGTAAAGCCATTCTGGCTCGCCAGCGTGAGGGCGATGTAGGTACTTTCCATTACGGCGACAACCTAACCCGTGCCGTGCGCCATGTGGCCCGTCAGTTGGTGGACTTGATCCCCAAGATTTACGACACACAGCGCATTGCCCGCATCATTGGTGAAGACGGCGAGACTAAGATGGTCAAGATTAACCCTGACCAACCTCAACCCGTCAACAAGATTGTCAACGAGCAGGGTATTGTGATCGAGAAGATATACAACCCCGGCGTTGGTAAGTACGATGTGGTGGCCACAACTGGCCCAGGCTACGCAACCAAGCGCCAAGAGGCATTGGAAGCCATGGCTCAATTGCTTCAGGGTAATCCCCAACTGTGGTCTGTGGCTGGCGACTTGTTTGTCAAGAACATGGACTGGCCTGGCGCACAAGAGATGGCCAAGCGCTTTGCCAAGACCATTGATCCCAAGTTCTTGGAAGATGGTGACGAAGACCCAGCATTGCAGGCAGCCCAGCAACAGATTCAGGCCATGGGCGCCGAGATGGAACAGATGTACCAAATGATTCAGAATGTCGGCAAATCTATTGAGATGCAGGACATGGAACGCAAGGACTTTGAGGCTCAGATCAAGGCTTATGATGCCGAAACCAAGCGGATTGCTGCTGTGCAGGCCGGTATGACTGAAGAACAGATTCAAGACATTGCCATGGGTGTTGTCGCTGCGGCCATGGAGTCGCAAAGCATGATGAACCAGATGCCTGAGATGCGCGAGGAATCCATGCCCATGGAGATGATGCCCCCAGAACAACAGATGCCTCCACAAGGAATGCCACAATGAAAGCAAATGAATTTTTAGGCTTGCTGTTCTTGGCGCGGGATGTTGCACATTCCGTACACTTGAACACACGCAGTTTTAGCAAGCACGAAGCGCTCAACATCTTCTACAACCGCATCATTGGCGCGACTGATGACTTTGCCGAGACCTATCAAGGCCGGTATGGTCTAATTGGCCCTATTACCTTGAATTCGGCCAAGAAGACGGCTAACATCACTGAATTCTTGCAGGATTCACTTGCTGAAATTGAAGCGGCTCGTTACGATGTGTGTGATAAATCTGATTCAACAATGCAACAATTGATAGATAATATCGTTGAGATATATCTCCGGACTTTGTACAAATTGAAATTCTTGGCGTAAGGATCATCATGGAACTTCTCAACCCAATGAGCAAAGCGGATTTCCCCGCTTTTACCGCAACTGCTGGCGCAAGTGCAGGCAACACAACCGCATGGAGCGCTGGCCCACAAGGCGTGCTGGTCTGGGCTGATGTGCCTTGCTACGTTGAAGTTGGTGTGGGTGCTGTTGCTACCAGTGCCAGCACACCGATCCCTGCTTACACGCCAATTCCTTTTGTTCTGACACTCAGTTCAAACGGTTCCCCTTGGCGCGTCAGTGTGCTGCGAATTGGTAGCACAGACGGCACTGCATACTGCAAACCTAT